CATCACTAGGGGCATTGGGCTTAGTGATATATCCGACGCGTCATATATGCAGCGAGCGATCTATCAAGAGTTATCCGAGATCGAGCAGTTAATCCGTATCTCTAACCACCCCACACTGGTTAAGTCGTTCGGCACTGATGCTAGTGCTGGCGCTGGTGCGATCATCAACATGCCGGATGATATGGATTCTCAGTTGAAGCCTTACCAGTTACAACCAAGCGGTCAGAATCTGGATGCTGTTCGTGCATCGATAAACGATAAGATCGAGTCAATCAACCGCATGAGTCATATGGGCGCAGTGCGCGGCACCGAAGCTATGACAATGAGCGGCGTGGCGATGCAGACTGAGTTCCAGATGCTAAACGCTAAACTGGCTGAGAAAGCAGACTTACTGGAATTGGCCGAAGAACAACTCTGGCTGCTGTTCTGCCAATGGCAAGACATCACCCCGGACGTAGAGGTATTCTACCCTGACGCATTTGATCTTCGTGATTACGACAAGGAACTAATGTTCCTACAGCAAATGAGGGCGACCGGCGTAAAGTCAGCCACCCTAGCTATGGAGATTGACAAGAAGATCAGCGACCTTATTCTTGATGATGAGTCTCTGGCTAAAGCACATGCTGAGATTGAATCTGGAACTCGAGTCTTAGGGCAGTTTAATCAGCCGGAGCAAGAGACCCAGTTCTAATGGCGGCAGACGTTGATCAGCTTAATGCGGTAATTGCTCAAGCAGACAGGCACCAGGCTCTTCTTGCCTCTGCTTTGCTGAAGCTGGAAAACCGAATATCTGACCTTATGGCTACCGCCCCTTTGCGTGATGGTGACCTGTTCGATCTAGAGTGGGCGGTTCAAGCTAGGGTGCAACTGAGAGAGGCTATAGAGCAGGAGTATTTATCTGTAGTCGATGAAATCGTCAGGGATTATTCAGTTGTGGCCGATGATATAGCTGGAATGCTGGGCACTTATGGCGACGTTACCAAATTAGACCCCGCCATAGTTTCGCAACTCCAGACCTTAACCTTTCAAGGGTTTGACGACTTAGGTGAAAACTTTTTAGATGCTGTATCCAAAGAGATATATGAAAACACCCTGACGGGAGCATCATTTGCCTCAAGCGTCACAACGATTAAGCAATCGGTTGAATCTGGATTGGGGCGATACGCAAAGCAGTCACTACATGATGGGCTTTTGCAGTTTGACGCTACGGTCAACACCAAGATTGCTTTGGATGCTGGTGCAACTGAGTTTAAATACTACGGCCCAGATGATGAAACGACGCGTGAATTTTGCGAACGTCATGTCGGAAAGACATACACCAAGGAAGAGATCGCTGAAATCTGGTCTGGCGAGTGGGCTGGAAAGATTAGCGGCGACCCTTTTGTGGTGCGTGGCGGCTATAATTGCCGTCATAGGTTCAGAGGTATTTTTTAACAAAGGGCATTATGTATGAGCAAGTTTTACGACAGAGCTTTAAAGCTAACTAGAATGAACCCGCTTCCTGATAACATAGCAGATCAGATAAGCGCCTATTCTGGCATGGCCTCAGAAGATGAGCAGGGTGACTTTGCACTGCTTTTGGTCGGCATTGGTGTAGAGCAACCAGAGGCCGCCGAAGTGGTAGATTATACTCCGGAGCCTGTCGAACCAAAGAAAACCAAGAAAGCGGTTAAAAAATAACCATTTATGATAAACTAACGAATCACCACAACTCTTTAAGAGGCACGTAACATGAGCGATGAAATCATGGTAGAAGAAGCAGAGACTGAAACTGTTGAAGTACAAACTCAGGAAAGCAAGACCTTTACTCAGGAAGAACTGGATCGCATTGTTGCGGATCGTGTTGCTAGAGAGCAACGTAAGTTCGACAAGAAGATATCTGGCATTGATCTGGATGAAGCGAAAGACTTAATGGCGCAGCGAGAATCTGCCGAGTTGGAGCGAAAGAAAGAAAGAGGCGAGTTTGATTCTATCCTGAAACAGACAATCGAAAAGAAAGATCTGGAAATACATAGTTACAAAAGCAAGCTGCAAGAAACACTAGTTGATGGAGCAATACTTGGAGCCGCTAGTAATAATAACGCTGTAAATCCGAATCAAGTATCTCAGTTGCTTAAAGCACACACCAGGCTATCAGAAGATGGTATGGTTGAAGTGCTAGACGATAACGGCACCCCGCGCTATAATGACAGCGGTGATTTGTTATCCGTTAACGAGATGGTAACAGAGTTCTTGACAGCTAACCCACACATGGTCAAAGCCTCCCAAGGTGGCACAGGATCGATGGGTAACGCTGGTGGCTCGACGCAGAAGCCTCAATCTGTGGCAGATATGGTTGCAAACTGGGAATCTGGCGGCAAAGAAGCATTTGCTGCTATGAAGAAAAAGTGACCAACAAACCACAATTTAATTTAATTTAGAGGCATTAATAATGGCTGCAACAACTTCAACAACTCTTGACGATCTGTTTGTTAATATCGTCGCTCAGGCGCGCTTCACTGCCGAAGAGCAATCACTAATGATGGGTCTTGTAACAAACTACAATATCCAATCACAAGCCGGAAAAACAATTCAGGTTCCTAAGTATCCTGCAATTGCTGCTGCTGACTTGACCGAAGGCACTGACATGTCTAGCACCACCGTTTCTACTTCCTCAGTTTCTGTAACTGTTGGCGAAGTGGGCGCACAGGTTCTATTGACTGACATGGCTACTTACGGAGATGGCAACCCTGCTGTTGAGCTAGGTACTGTTCTTGGTAACGCTATTGCTACCAAGATCGATACTGACTTGATCGCTTTGTTTGATGGCTTCTCTGGCTCTATCGGAACTGCTGGTGCAGAGATTACTGTGGCTGATTTATTCAAAGCCGCTGCTACTCTTCGCGCCAACAAGGTCACCGGTGTTATTAACGCTGTAGTACACCCTTACCAGGCGTACCAGTTGAAAGCCAACCTGACCAACACCTTTGCTAACCCAAATGGTGGCGACTTGCAGAACGAAGCAATGCGTACAGGTTATGTAGGCACCATCGCAGGCATCAATGTTTATGAGTCTGCCAATGTCGCTATTGACGGCGATGACGACGCTAAAGGCGCTGTATTCGCTCCTGAAGCTCTGATGATCGCCATGAAGCGTGACTTCAACATTGCGCCACAGCGCGACGAATCACTCCGAGCATTCGAGCTTAACGCAACCGCCGTTTATGGTGTTGCAGAGCTTGACGATTCATTCGGTATTGAGATTCTGTCTGACGCTGCACTGTAAGACTGTATGCCCCCTCTTCGGAGGGGGTTTTTTATCCGGCTAATACAGAGAAGACAAGGTAGAAAGTGATGGCTTATTCAAGCGATGCAGATTTAGTTGAACTGATCCCCGATATTCTAGATCTAGGTATCGCTTCTTTTACAGCAGAACATACAACGGCTGAGGAAGATATACAGCGTGAGCTACGCATTAAGTGGTGGCCCAGAAAGAACATATCCGGGGAGATGGATAATAGTAAGCTAACAGGAACACAATTTAAAACCACGTCAGCTTACCTAGTGCTGTGGCGTTATGCCTTACCGCAATTGACCAATTGGGTTGATAATGACAGATTTGGAAACATGATCGATTTTTATAAAGCTAGATACGGCGAAGAATTAGACGCTGTATTGGCCGACGGTGTTGAGTACGACGAAGATGGTGACGGCGCTGTTAAAGAAGACGAGCGACTTCCATTAAGTCAGCGCCTAGATAGATAATGCAAGTAAAAATCAAAAGCAACTCCAAAGCCGTTTCAAAGCGTATTGGCAAGAAAGGCAAAGAGCTATCAGCGAGCTTTAAAAGGGCGCTTTCGATTACGGCGCAGCATGGTATTAATATTATTGAAGACCGCACAAGTAAAGGTGTTGGCTTCAAGTCTGGAAAGTTTAAGGATTACACACCTATTTATGCTGCATTTAGGGCTGGCATGGGTAGAAGCACAAACCCAGACCTTCAGTTTACGGGTCAAATGTTAAGCTCGATGACATCTAAAGCAAGTAGTACTCGTGCAGAGATATTCTTTTCCCGAGCGGCTGAATCAAAGAAGGCCGCAATGAACAATAAAACTAGACCGTTTTTTGGGTTTAATAGGATAGAAGAAAAGGAACTGGCAAACGTATTCTTTAGGAATCTGAAATGAGCGCTAGAGAGAACATCGCAGCCAACCTAGTTTCTACGCTTAATGCGGTGACTTCTCCTGTTGATATTAAATATGTGACGCGAGAGCCTTTTGATTTTACGAAGTTATCAAGCGCTCAATTTCCTGCTATCCTTGTAAGGAGCGCTGACGAGGAAAGAGAAGATAGCAGCATAGGCGGCTCAATTACAAAGCGCATGGCGAATATCAACTATGAGCTTGTTTGTTATGTTAAAGGTTCGGTTATCGATTCGGCCAGAAATAACATTATTGAAGCCATAGAGGAAGGTCTCGATGTTGACCGCTTACGCGGCGGCTACGCTCTTGATACGCAGATCACAAGAGTCGAGATAGACGAAGGTTCTATTGACCCCATTGGCGGGGTTATTATTACGGTGCGGGTTTTGTATGAATATACTCGCGGAACAACTTAACTTTTAATTAGAGGCATATATCATGGCGACCAAAACAGGCGCATCTGGAGTAGTAAAAATCGCGACATCTGGCGGCTCGGTTGCCGTTGTTGGCGAAGTTCGTTCTTTCACTTTTGACGGTTCAGCGGATACCATTGAAGATTCAGTGATGGGCGATACTGCGCGAACTTACAAAGAAGGTCTAAAAACCAACACTGTTAGCATTGAGTGTTATTGGGATGAGGCTGATGCACAGCAACTGGTCTTAGATGAGCGCGCTGCAATAGATTTTGAAATCTATCCTACGGGCACTGGCACTGGCGAGACTTATTTCTCAGGCGCTGGCATAGTTACTTCTCGCTCAATCACTGGTTCTTTTGATGGCATGGTAGAGGCAAGTTTCTCTATTCAGTGCAGCGGAGCAATAACAGAAGCAACAGCTTAATTTAACAAACAGGAGATAGTCATGGGTTTAGCAAAAGAGCTACGCAGTAGAAGGGAGGTCAAAGCTCGGGAGGTTGTAGTGCCCGAGTGGGGGGATGAGGCGGGAGTCTTTAAGCTATATTGCAGGGCAATTACCTGCTATGACCTTGACCAGCTTCAGAAGAAGCATCCAAACTTTCTACAAAATACCACTATCGGCGCAATGGTAGATTTGATCTGCATGAAGGCGGAGGATGAAGGAGGAAATAAACTCTTTTCCTCTGCTGAAGATCGCATCGATTTGATGGGCGAAGAGACTAATGTTATTAGTAATATCGCCAATCAGATGTTTTCAGAGATTGAGTCTGTCGAGGATTTAGAGGGAAACTAAAAGGCGATCGGTCAAGGATGAATCTGCTTTCCTTGGCCGACCGCCTAAACCTTACCATTGCAGAAGCAGAACAAATGCCTGTCAATCATTTGAATGAGTGGCTGGCATATTTCAACATAATGAGCGAAAGCAATGGCTGAAAACGTCCAGATTACAATAAACGCGCTTGACAACACCAAAAAAGCGTTCAGCGGTTTACAATCTACCCTTACCAAAGTGGGAGGGTCGCTCACAACTCTTTCCAGAAATGCAGCCCTTATGGGAACGGCAGTCACAGCCGCCTTTACTGCAATCACGGTCTCGTCGCTTCGATCCACCGATTCTCTGGCAAAAACCGCAGCAAAAATAGGCACAACCACTGAGGCTTTGGGCGCGTTAAGGTATGCCGCAGAGCTAACTGGCGTGGCTACGACCACAATGGATATGGCCCTGCAAAGGTTTACCCGTAGAACTGCGGAAGCCGCGCAAGGAATGGGCGAGGCAAAAGGCGCAATTCAAGAGCTTGGAATTAATGCCCAAGAACTAAACAGGATGCCACTCGACGAGAGGATGATTGTTCTTGCTGACGCTTTCTCAAATGTAGAAAGCGAATCGGATCGATTGCGTTTAGCATTTAAGCTGTTTGACTCTGAAGGTGCAGCCCTGGTCAATACCTTGTCACAAGGATCGGAAGGCTTAAAAGACATGCTGGGAGAGGCTAGGTCTTTAGGTCTTGCCATGTCTACCAGCGCGGCTCAAGGCGTAGAAGATACGGTCGATTCTCTGACCAAATTACAAAGTTTATTCAAAGGTATTACACACCAAACTGTAGCTGCATTTGCCCCTGCTATGGAAATGATGGTCGAAAGATTTACCGGCTTTTTGCAGCGATCTATTGAAGCAAAGGGAGGAATTGAGGCATTTGCTCGAACATTAGCGGCTGATCTTTTGGGCAGCATTCAGATTGCATTACAAGGATTTGAAGATTTAGCCAACGGCTTCATCAAAGTTTATAACGCAGCCCTAACAATGAAAGACGGGCTGACTAACGCTTTTACTCCTGACAATGAGAAAAACGCTCGCCAGCTTAGAGTTGAAGTAGAAAAGCTCGAAGAAGAGATGGCTCGTAGAGCGCAAAGAATGTCAGGCTATAGTGATGCAGCCAGGGCGCGTCTTGCGATTACCCAAGCATCAGACCAAAAGAGACTAGAAACTTTACGGGCATTAATGGCCCAAGCAGAAGAAACAGGCGACGCGCTAAACCTTGTGGATGAGGTGAGCTTTGCGGGTGGCTTAAACTCCCAAATACAAACGGTCATCGATAGTCTTGGCAAAATCCCCAGCGGCATCACTGATGCTGTTGTTCCAGCGCTCGAAAAAATAAGTGATTTGGAGGCCGGGTTTAACTCATGGAGCCAACTAATCCCTGACCTTAATATTCAGATTCAGGACTTAACAAAGCAAGGGCTGGACGGTATGACTAACGCCCTGACCGCCGGAATCACTGGCGCGGCTAGTTTTGCTGATGCCATGAGATCTATGTCGAAAAGCGTAGTAGATAGCCTAATTAAAATGCTAGTTCAGAAATACATTGTGGACGCGGCATTTGGCTTTCTCACTGGAGCCATTGGCGGCGGCGGCGGCAGCACTGGATCGACCGGACTTGTCGGTGGCGGTGTGTCTGGAAATTCATCATTTAATGCTAGGGGGTATGCTGCAATTGGCGGCCCAGTAGAAGCTGGCTCGCCTTACGTTGTTGGTGAGCGCGGCCCCGAAATGTTTGTCCCAAATCAAAAGGGCGCAATCATACCAAACAACAAAATGGGCGGAGGCGGTGGCGTAGTAGTAAACCAAACAATCAATGTTAGCACCGGAGTACAGCAGACAGTAAGGGCAGAAATTGCTACACTTATGCCCCAGATTGCCAACGCCGCAAAAGGTGCAGTTGTAGACGCAAGAATGCGCGGTGGTGGTTATTCCAAAGCCTTAGTAGGAGCATAAGATGCCGTTAGCATTTCCATCTGTAGGAATACAGAATATCAACATGCGACTGCGACGGACTGTAGCTGTATCAGAGTCGCCATTTACATATGCCCAACAAGTGTACGAGCATCAAGGGGCTAGATGGGAAGCAGAGATTACCCTGCCGCCTTTAAACTATGCAGAGGCCAGATCAGTCGAGGCGTTTATTGTCGGCTTAAAGGGGCGCTCTGGGACGTTTACATTCGGCCACCCGCTTCACACAAGCACAGCGACAACTACCACCTCCGGAACAACCTCAACTAGAGCGGAAGAGTTAACCACAGACTCCGGATCTAGTGCGGTTACGGCGGGAACCTATTTCCAGTTGGGCGATTATCTTTATATGGCAACGGAAGATAAAGCATCCGGGGCGGGCACTTTAAAGTTTCAGCCGCCATTGAGAGGTGATATTGCATCAGGCACCGCGTTGGATTTCACTTTACCAAAGAGTTTGTGGCGTATGTCATCAAATGATATTGGATGGTCAACTGAT